ACACAGGACAACAAAGGTTCTGACACTATCAAGTACTTCAGTGAATACGTAGCAGGCAAGATTCCTGCGGCTGCCTTGCGTAGTTTTGTTAAGCAGGCACAATTGGAACGCAAGTTGAAGAAAGATCCAACAGGCGGTGAAAAATACTGGTGGAGTGTAGGTCGTCCTGGATATGGAGCCAGTGTTGAAGTTGTTGCTACCAGCAAAGAAGAAGCCATTGAAAAAGGTCGTGCAGAATATCCAGATTGGGCCACAGCTAATGATATGACTGCAAAGCCATTGCGTCCATATGAACAATCTGCAAAAACTGTTCGCTACGAAATTTACAACAAACAAACTGGCAACTCAGTAGAGGATGCTGATGGAATTACCAATGATGAAGAGGCATTGGTTCGCCTGAATGATTACATTGAACACGGTCCGCATAGCCTACAACGAGGTCAGGCTGAACGTATGTTTGGCATACGTACCGTCGGTGGGGTTGGAATTGTTGATATAGACATGCCAATAGCCGCAGGTCGTGCTGCCACAAGCCCAACTGGACAATGGAAAATCATTGACGGGTTAGGCCGCGAAGTATATCGTTTCCGTCCTGCAGTTAATACCAGAGCCAAGGCCAACGAACTTGCCGCAGTGTGGGCTAGAGAATACAACTGGGATGGCAACTATCAAGTGGAACCTGCAGAAGAAACGGCATCTACACCTGCTGCAGGATCCACCGCAGACCTAGCACAACAACGAGCCACACCAGGTACATTTACAGGTGCTTGGAAGATTGTAGATTCTGATGGCAATGAACTGCATCGATTCTCCGGCATAGGCAATCAACAGCGTGATGCTAACCGTGTGGCCACACAATGGTTGACCGACAATGGCTACAGCCATGGTGCAGATGTTACTGTGCTACCAATTGTGAGTTGATATGAGAGCTAGTGAATTTATAACAGAAGTTGTTGCACAGACTCGGCAAGGTGTGGCGGAAAATGCAGATCAAGCCGCAGTTAGTGCTCTGCAAAAAAAGCATGGCTGGAGCACGGGACAAACAAGTAATGGTGATCTTTACTTTACTTGGCAAGGACGTACATACGTATTTTATGGCGAACGTATGAGAATTACACTGTCCAACGATTACGATAATTCTGTATCAGTTGTGTGGGGCATGAAACCTAATTGGCAAGGCCGAGGTAATAATGAACTTAGTTTTGCACAAGCAGTAGAACGAAAACTTCTCAAATTTGACTTGTCAATTTGGCAACAATTGGACCGTAGACAAATTAATGATAATCAAGCCTTACAAAAATTCAAAGTAGAGAATGAACGCCAGGCCCGTGAAGCAATTGCACAGGGTCTGACAGAAGCATTTGATAAACCGTATGAACTACTTCGATGGGAAAAGGGTGACTTTGGTGATGTGGATGCAATAGCACGATTAGATGACGGAACTTTTCTAAGTATTATGTTTAACAAGGGATTTAGTAAAGATTCAAAAGAGGAAGCATGGAGTGTTGAATTCTATAGAAACAACAGCCAAGAAGTCACAGGTGAAGGCGATCAACAACGTGTGTTTGCCACTGTGTTAAGTGCTATACAAACGTTTATTAAAAAGTATACTCCTAATAGAATAACCTTTACTGCCAGTAAAGAAGTTGAACAAGGACAAAACGCACAAAGTAGAGCTAGACTATATGATAGTTTAGTACAGCGTTATGCTAGAGCATGGGGTTTCAGAGCTTTTCGTGCAGACACTGGCAACAAAGTTATATACGAATTAAGTAGAATAAAACAACCGGTGGCGGAAGGCTCACTAAGTGAGTATCGTGACCAACTCTGGACCTGGGTTCAGTCTAAATTTCCAAGAACACAATGGCCTGAATATGTGCAACGAGATTTTTTATATGCCAAGGCAAAAGGTAATAAAAATCAAAAAGATTTAGAAGATTTTTTAGATGAAATACAACAAGACTTTGGTAATTGTAAATGGACACTGACTAAGATTCCCATCACACTAGATATCTTTACACCAAAAACTCAGCGTATGATTCAAAGTCGTGAAGGTGGTAGTTCTAATCCTTTTCAAGTTCCAAAAGATGCTGAAAGACACGCACTGCAATCACAAATGATTCAGCAAAAGGGTGTGAGTGCGGAACCAATTATTGTTGCTAAATTAGCAAACGGTTATGATTTGATTGAAGGTTGGCATAGAACTATTCAGCATTTGAAGGCATTCCCTCAAGGATACACAGGCCCTGCTTGGGTCTGCACTGGAGCCACATACAAAAGTGAAAGCGTAGAACAAGGTGTGGCGGAAGGCATGGAACATTATAATGGAATAGAAATCTCCTTGGAAAAAGAAGATGACGAAATTTTAATAACGGCCATGATGCCAGGCGGCCGCGAACTTGGACATGTATTATTTGTTCAAGAAGGCGATTACTTAATGCCGCAAGATTTAGAAGTAGAAGAACGCTATCAAGGTCAGGGTATTGCCGCTACAATGTATGACTATGTAAAAAGCAAAGGCTATAAAATACGCCGCAGTGGTCAGCAAACTGATGCAGGTGCTGGATTTTGGGACAAGCATCGTCCTGAACAAAATGTATGGGAACAAGAGATAGATGAAAACTTTGCGGATGGTAAAAATCCTGGACGCAAAGGGCTGAGTCGCAGAGTAGGGATTCCTAAAAAAGCCACCTTGGGCCAACTGGAAAAGATTGCTCAATCCAGCACAGGCGAGCGTCGCAGGATGGCACAGTGGCAACTAAATATGCGACGAGGTAAGAAAAAATGAGAGCTAACGAATTCATTGTAGAAGAAAAAGTCCGCTTGGATCCCAAGTGCTGGACAGGCAAAAAGATTGGCAACCCTAAAACTAAAATGAAGGGCGGAGTACGTGTAAACAACTGTGTGCCTGCTGAAAGCATAGCAGAAGACTCTGACAACAAGTGCCCTCCTGCTACACAAGACATTACACTCAATCTCAAGAACAGACAAAAAGCCATCAATGACTATGGCTATGGGCCGCTGAACCCAGACATGCCCAACACCAAGTTCTGGATGAAAAAAGTTGATGAGTGGAACTTGGACTCAGCAGAGGAAGCCAAACAAAGCCTATGCGGCAACTGTGCGGCGTTTGACATACGAGAAGAAACCTTGGACTGCATTGCTCAAGGCATCGACAGTGACTCTCCTGCGGATGCAGCCGGCGTTATTGATGCAGGTGAGCTGGGTTATTGTAAGTTCTTAAAATTCAAATGTGCCAGCCGTAGAACCTGCGATGCCTGGGTCACAGGCGGCCCACTCCGTGACAAACCCAATGCCGATGAAGGCTTGACAGAAGAGTTTGATCTTATTGAATCTATTATCGATCGTATTGCTGAACAAAATGGTGTAGACGCCGAAGCAGTATGGGCGGACTTAGAATCACTAACCGAAGATGAACTGTATGTGTTTGCTGTGACTTCGCAACTGAACGAAGACTGGCAAAAGGCCAACAAACGAGATCGCACTGCGGGCATGAGTCAAAAGGCTGTGAATGCTTATCGCAGAGAGAATCCAGGATCAAAGCTAAAGACTGCTGTGACTACCAAACCCAGCAAACTAAAGCGTGGTAGCAAGGCCAGCAAGCGTAGAAAGAGCTATTGTAGCCGCAGTCGCGGACAAATGAAGATGCACAATATTTCATGTGCCAAGACTCCGGACAAGGCCATTTGCAAAGCTCGTAGACGTTGGAACTGCTGATGCGAGCCAAAGAAATCATCCGAGGTGCAAAACAATGGACTGCCAAGGTGCGTGTTCAGAACCCTGGATATGTGGGCTGGGTCGATGCAGTGGTATGGGCTCCCAACACACATGTGGCTAGACAAATGATCAAAGCACAGTACCGCATCGAAGATTGGCACGTGGGCTCAATCAAAGAACTGCGTTAGTCACGCAACCGTGCCAGAATAATAAAGTTTATCTATAATATAATAAGTATTATTATGGAATACTATGTTTATGCCTATCTAAGAAAAGACAACACTCCGTACTACATCGGAAAAGGAAAAGGCAAACGTGCGTGGATAAAAGGCAAGGGCGAAGTACATCCTCCAAAAGATCGTTCTAAAATCATTATTGTCGAATCTGGATTAACTGAAGTTGGCTCTCTGGCCATTGAACGACGATTAATAAGATGGTATGGTCGCAAAGATACGGGCACAGGAATACTTAGAAATAAAACAGATGGTGGAGACGGTATAAGTGGCCGTATTATGTCAACTGAAGAAAAAGCAAGTCGCTCTGGAAAAAATCATCCAAACTTTGGTAAAAAGCGTACAGAAGTAAGTGCTAAATTAAAAGGTGAGCTTAACCCATTTTTTGGAAAGCGCCACAGTGAGGAAACCTTAACAGTTCAACGGGCCAAGAAAGCAGGCAAAAACAATCCTATGTTTGGAACAAAAGGACCTTTGTGTCCAAACTTTGGAAAAAAAGCTGTAAGGATAAGTTGTCTGTGCTGTAAAAAAGACTTGCCTATTAATGTATTTTATCAACGGCACCATAATAAATGCAAATTAAGTAGTTCGGATCGTAGCCAATCCACAATAGCTTAATAGTTTAATATATAACCATCCAATATCAAACTCATACCACTTACGACTTAGTTTAGGACTTGCTGGGTCCGCATGGTGGTTGTTGTGTAAAAGCTCGCCGCCCACCCAAAAATCCCAAGGCACTATATTACGACTAAAATCTTTGGTGTTAGTATTACGATACCCCCACCAGTGCCCAACTCCATTGACAACACCAGCAGCCCATAATGGAATCCAAACTATCTGAACTAACCAAACTAACCATCCCCATAATCCAAATAAACATAGATCAATAATAAGCATAAGCACGATGCCAAGACGACTATGTGGTGTATAAACATTGCGTTCAATCCAATCGTCTGGGGTGCCTGCTCCATACGCTTGAACCATTGTGTTGTCTTTAGTTGCTTGATTATATAAAAATGCACCTTTAAAAAATACGGTCCATATACCGTAGACATGTGGGCTATGTGGGTCGCCTGGTTGCTCAGTAAAACGATGATGCTTACGATGAGTGCTAACCCATTGTTTGGTCACCATGCCGGTAGTTCCCCATAACCAAAAGCGCATAAAATGTGCCACCGCAGGGTGAAATGTAACCGCGCGATGTGCTTGCCCGCGATGTAGATACAATGTAACACAGATTATAGTAATGTGTGTGACTATTAGGGTATAGATAAGTTCAGTCATTGAGTATTTAAGTAGAACTACTGATTTATACCCACTGTTAAATTGCTAATTTAACTATACAGTTAATCACGCTAAATACAATATGAAACAGTTTATTCGTGTGCTATGTGACGTTGATTGCAGTTGGACTGAAACTCCACCTGTTTACCGCGTTTACGTAGATGACGAATTATTTGCTGAAAGAACCTGGCGTTGGCGGGATGAATATCTTGAAGAAATGATACAGATCGAAGCAGAGCCGGGCGAATATGTAATCAGTTACGAACTTGTCAATTCTCCCGGTGCCACCATACGTGTTTTGAATATGCGTGTGGATTACGGTCCCGGAAAAATCAAAGGAAATCTACTAAAGATACTCACATGAGAGCTCAGGAATTTATCAAAGAAAATGCGTCCGTTGGTGCCACCAGTAGTGGTAGCGTTGCCACAGTGGCCATGCCCGTGGGTGGCATGATTGCAAGAAATCCCGATAGTTTCTTTTCTGGTAAATATACCAATGACCCTTTTCCAAACACACCGAAAAGTATGAGAAAGAAAGCAAGGAAAACAAATGTTAAGTGATTTACTAAAGACCTATTTGGCCAGTACGTTTTCGTACTATTTGAAGGCACACTATTTTCATTGGAATGTAGAAGGACCTGACTTTGGTGAACTACACGAATTCTTTTCCAACATCTACGAAGATTCATATTCAGCAGTAGATCCCATTGCTGAATACATTCGTACCACAGATGAATATGCTCCCGGCAGTCTCAGCCGCTTCTTAGAACTAACACAGATACCGGATCAAACCAAAGTGCCACGTGCTCGTTTGATGCTGGAAGAATTACTCGCAGATACACAGATCATGATTGGCATGAGCCGGCAAGTTTTTGAAGCTGCCGCTGCCGAAGGTCGTGAAGACATTGCAAACTTTGCCGCAGAACGCCAAAGCCAACACGGCAAGTATCAGTGGCAACTGAAAAGTTATTTGAAGGACGCGAGGGCATAACATGGATGAAATTTACACAATAATGCAGAGGCTTGCATTGATTGAAAGCACTATCACCCCAGATACGGTTACTAAAGGATTGAACGCACAACAAAAGTCTGTGCCACAAATGCCTGCATTATTTAAAATGCCCGATCAAGGTCCAGTGCTGGGTGGCGATCCTGATAAGAAAGCTCCCAGTGCTGGTTACATGGTTGGCTCTAACGAAAGTGAAGAACCTGAACAGGATGCACTGGAAGAAGCAGTGACCAGTGAAGACAAGTTAGACAAGGTTAAAAAGTCCTTTGCTGACTACCTTGACAGTATTGCTGACGAAAAGAAAGACACTGACTTAAAAGACCGGGTTCAAGTAGATCGTGACATCAGTAAAAAGCCTGCGAAAGATGCCAGCATCATTGCCAAACAAATCACTGCTGTTGCAGAAGATCCCACCGACGAGAATCCCATTGTACAAATGCCCACAACACCTGTGCAAGAACCAACCTATGCTGAATCGGCACCGGTTAAAACCGTTGCATTAGAAGATGGTCGTGCTTGCGAAATATACGGAGACGAACGTGCGGGATTTGAAATTCGTCATGGTGGACGTGCAATGAAGAGCCGCTTTAAGAACTTGGACCAAGCACAGATGGCATTGGAAATGTACATGGCTAGACAGCGTAAACAAGATCTGTCAGCCGACTATATTGAGGAAGCATAATGAACCTAAATGACCTATATGAAATGAGAGACCCACGTGACGCATACGAACGTGACGTTGCCAATAGCACCAGCGGCTTTGGCAAAGACTCACAAGCATATCGTGCAGATGGTGGTGCCAATGATGAGAATCACGGCCTTGATCAACAATCAAATACTTGGTATATTCGCCTCAATGGCAAACTGATCAAAGATAAATCAGGCAATCCTTATGCATTCCAAGATAAGGCAGCCGCAAACAAAGCCGCACGTATAATGCAGGCCAAGCTGTTCAACAAAGACAAAGAGTTCATGTTGACTACCAACCCCAACGATAAGCAACAAGGTGTAGCAGAAGGCCACACAGAAGTCAAGGACAAACAAGGTAAAGTTGTGAGTTGGAAAGACGACTCAGAATGGCACCCAGTCGAAAAAAACAAGCAAGGTCAGCCCAAAGATCCACGTGGCGTGGTCACACACTTGAGCGATGTTGCTCGTCGTAAAACTGCTGACCAACAAGGTGTAGCAGATGATGACATGGACGAAGGCTTTGTAGGCAACATGGTCAACAAAGCCAAAAGTATGTTTACCAAGCCAGGACAATCGGCGGCAGCACCTACTCCGGCCGCTCCGGCACCAGTAGTCCCTGATGCGGCTACACAAGCAAGAATCGCAGCCGCTCCACAAGGATATGATCCGAACACTGGCAAGCCGCAAGTTGCTGCCAAAGCCGCACCCGGTGCAGTGGCAAAAGGTGGTACCTTAGACCTAACTAAATTTCCAGGCATGAAACCTGACCAGATTAAACAAGCTAAACAAGCTAACCAAGCTGCCGCCGCACAAACTGCACAACAACGGCCGGCGGCCACTGCCGCACAACCAGCCGCAACACAACCTGCACAACAGCAACCTACAACGAAGGCACCATCTACGCTTGATAAACCATATGATCCTGCAACAGGTAAGGGTGCTAAGTATGACGGAGTTACCGGTAAACCTACACCTGAATGGCAAAAAGAGTTGGACAAACAAGAGGCAGCCCGTGAAGTAGAGTATCAAGCAAACCGCCAAAAATCACAAGCCGCTGCCGCTGAACGAGATGCACAGAATGCCGAACTGGTCCGACAAGGCGTAAGGCAAAATCCATCTAACGTTACAAATAACATTACGCAAACATCTACTGCGCCCGGCAATGTAAAAATAGCAAATGGTGATCCTGCACAAGTGAAAACAGCAATGCAGGCAAAGATTGATGCAATGAAGGCAAAGAACCCTAAACTTGCGGCTGCAATGCAAGCAGAGATAGATGCGTTAGGCGAAGGCCTAGCAGAAGGCGATGTAGACAGCGACGGATACTCGGTTGACCACGCTGACTCTGGCGAATACGATTACGAAGGCGACCAAGCTAGAGATCAAATGAACACCATTGTACGTGCGGCCCGTAGACTTGACGGCCTGTTGGATGACAACGAAAACATGCCAGAGTGGGTGCAGATGAAAGTTACCCTGGCTGCTGACTATCTTGACACAGCGGCTGACTACATTGAATCCAATCAAGAACCTGAATTAGAGGAAGGCTGGAAAGAAAAATTAGGTGGCGCGGCATTGGCAGGTGCAATGGCACTGGGCGCAGGCGGAGCACAAGCTAGAGTCATGCCTGGAGATGATCCTGGCATCAATCGTTTAACAGGCAAGCCGATTGCAACTCAACAGGCAACTGATACTGCACCAACTCAGTCAACGTCTTCAATCAATCTTGCAAAACCTCAGGCACAGTACGATGTTGATACTCGGATACTAACGTACAAGGGCAAGCAATATAAATGGAACTCAGATGCTCAAGCAACCGGACAAGGCGAAGTTGTCACTGCGCCGTCAATGGCTGTTGGATCTAGAAGCATGGGCTCAACCAAAGTGGAACTAAACCCAAACGGAACTTACACCAGAGCACCTGCTAATGAATCTCAAGAAAAAGTTGGCGACATGGATGCCGACAAGTTTGACGCGGCCATGGCACGTCTTAAACAGTTGGCCGGTGCAGGCCCATTAAAGACTGTGTACGACCCCGAAAAACGTGTGTACCGAAACGTTCCTGTAGCGGTGCAACCTAAAAAATGAACACAAACGAATATCCAGTATATCCAGAAGATGACGGATACGATCGTTTCCGCAATCCCTACTCACCGGTATAATGCTGTTAAGTGACTTCAGAATCAAGAACCTAGACAAACTAGATCGCATTCTAGTGGATCTCTGCAGTGAAATCGTTCGAGCCAAACGTGACCATACTGATCTAGGCATGGTGGCTGCCGCAGTGTTGGATCCCAATGATGTTTGTGTAAGTGCCATAAACTATCCTGCCGAAGATGGGTCACGTGTACACGCAGAACGTGCGGCAATGGATGCTTACATGGAACAGTTTGGCAGCATTCCTGAAGGCAGCATCATAATCACAACGCTGAGTCCTTGCACAAAAGACATGCCAGATCGCCATGGCGAAAGTTGCACAGACTTGATCAATCGTTCTGGTGTACACAAAGTGTATGCAGGCTACGCAGATCCATCACAGGACGAAACACGCAAAAAGTTTCATGTCAAGACCACAACCAACCCACGTATCAAAGAACTGTGCAAGGCGTTTGCTGATACATTTTTAAAAGATCACTTAGACGAACTATCATTCTTAGGATCGCAGTGTACCAAAGACTGTAGCGGGCATCGTGCTGGATACGAATGGAGCAAGCGCAAAGGTCTGAAGCAGGGCAATAGCCCTTGGTCACCAAGTTTTAACAAAGGTGCCGCACTGGCAGTTGCTGGCAAATAATGTATTAGATGATTTGCGTTCAACCTAACAAATTACAGTTGATAATGTACATTGGCGGGCAAGGCGGAGAGTTTTTAAGTTATCTTTTCAATCATCACCAAGAGTGCGCCACAGTTGACATAAAACAATTACCAAATAACAAATATGCTGCCGTAAGTCTCAAAGAACATGCCCAATGGCAAATTGATTCTGACGGCAGTGATCAATTGTTATTTGTACCTGTTCATCCTAAGTTGTCTCCTTCATTAAATGAAATTTTACGTACAGGGCAGGCAAATTTGTTTATTGCAGATGTTTCGACAAAGTATCATTTTTATTATTCAATTCTTTTTTTACTCAAGACCACATACTTCAAACTTAATGTTAATACTCCTAGCGGAATTAAAACGCTAATGTTAGAAAATAATACTTGGGACAATTTCAAACAAGCAATTAACAGGAATTTTTATTATTGGTACGAAGCAGAAGCATTTTCTGTTGCCGGCTGTGTGCCCGATTTTTTAAATCATTTGTCAACAACATTAGACTCGTGGAAAGAAATTAATATTGATGCACTTGAAAGCAGAAGAAGACGTGTCTACGCAGAATATTTAATGTTTAACAGTACCAAGTTGTTCAATGTAGATGAATTATATTTTGGTGATACAAAACAAGTGTACACAGAACTGTGCTCTTGGGCAAATATAACTCCTAACTATGAATTAATTGACGTGATACACGCATATAAACTGGCAAACATTCGTCTAATAGAAAAATATGCTGATATCAGTTTTGATAATTTTTTAAATCTTGATTTAGATTCAATAAAAAAGGTAACTTGTCAAACAATAGTTAAATATCATAATGAACCTCTGATCACACTACCTTAGGACCAGTACTTGTTACTGACTCAAGTGTGAGGCGGCTGCTGCCTTGGACGGCCCGATTCGCTACCGGGAATCCAAAAGTGAGCTATATACATCATGATCACCATCGATAATGTTAAAGAGATACACCTAGAACTCACGACACTTTGCAACGCACGATGCCCGTTGTGTGTAAGGAACGCAAACGGATATCCACACAACTTTGGGTATCCCGAAACGTCATTATCGCTGGAACAAGTCAAACAGATATTTTCTGTTGATTTTATTCGCCAATTGCGGCTCATTGATTTTTGCGGTAATTTTGGCGACTTTGTAATGGCGCCAGACGCTGTGGAAATTGTTGAGTATTTACGTAGCGTCAATCCTTCTACCAAAATTACAATCAACACCAATGGCAGTGCAAGAGATCGCGAATTTTGGACACGTATTGCTAAATGCAATGTTGAAGTAATATTTGATTTAGACGGACTCGAAGACACTCATGCTATGTATAGAGTAGACACCCATTGGCAAAATATCATTCGTAATGCAGAGACTGTGATGACCACGGGCAGTCGTGCTGTGTGGAAGATGATCAAATTTCGACACAACCTGCATCAAATTGATGCTTGTCGTGAAATGGCTAAAACTTTGGGATTTTATAGATTTGATCTTACTGATCACGGCAGAGACTGGGGACCGGCGTTTGATCGCCAAGGAAATATGACGCATATCTTAGGCATCGTCGACGACCGTAATGGACCACGAACTATTGATCAAATAATACAATGGCAACACCATACAACTCCGCGGCTGCCGCCAGAAGAAAAAGAAACATTAGACTGTTATAGCAACCGCAGTGAAACTATTTTTGTTGCTGCCAATGGAGAAGTGTATCCTTGCTGTTATCTTGGTGCGTTCCCCCGAACATTTATGGATGGACCTTGGTATGACCTAGTACACACTCAACTAAAGACCATTGTAGACCATGTCAACAACAATGCACTTGAAATAGGTCTAGAGGCTGCAACAGAATGGTTCAATCAAATTGAAGAACGTTGGAAAATAGAAAAATACAAAGATGGCAGATTAATCTTGTGTGATTCTCATTGTGGTAGAAAGTATCAACACTGGGAAAGACAAGTGTTAAACAACAAGGAAATAAGCAATGGAACAGTGGATTAAAGAATTTTTAGATCAACACAATGATAAGAATACATTCGAGTTGTTGCCACTTCCAGAAGGCGATGTGCATTTCCAGGCTGATTGGATTTTAAAACACAGTCAAGCACCGTGGTTGGAAATCCTAGGCATTGACGCACCCTACGCAGAAATGTACCAAGAAGCACAGGCCTTGCGAGACATGTTTGTATTCCATCGCGGCGAAGAAGCAGGAATGAAGGGCTGGCGTAGTTTGGCCATACATGGCATAAGTGCTACAATGACTAATGTTCCGCAGACATATGGCCTAGATCCTGACAAAGTCAAGTACAACTGGACTGAAATACAAGATCAGTGCCCGGTTACTGTGAAATTTTTTAAAGAAGTATTTCCGTACAATCAGTATCAACGACTGCGATACATGTTGGTTGAACCTGGAGGATACATTGCACCGCATAGCGACAATGTAAACAACACGCCTGGTGCCGCTGTAAACATTTCTCTAAACAATCCTGATAATTGCAGACTAACCAACATACATGGCACTGTGCCTTTTAGAAATAGCGGCAGCATATTTTTGTTCAACAACCACTATCAGCATGCAGTACATAACAACAGTGATACTGATCGATTCCACATGATTGTACACGGCGCATGGCGTAACCCAGAGTGGAATCACTTGGTTGTAAACAGCTATCGAGAGGCGATAAAAAATGGTTGAAACTTTTGAAAACGCACTAACTGCCGACGACATTGTGTGGTTTAAATCTGACCTGGCAGCACTTATTGATGTTGATCCAGTGGATCGTCCTTACAGTGTTGAAGATTCACTGCGTATCTATGGACAGGAAATTACAAACATTGATCGCAGACACATATTGCAACCGGGCGATGAAGCATTTCGGCGAATGGGCGATATTTTATATAGATACGTGCCACGCGGTACATTCTTTTACATGGCCTATCAGCGACAATACTTGCCGCACCAACTGCATGTTGACGGTGTATACCCTACCACAGATCTAAATTATGCCAAAAGTGCAATCATTCCATTAGATGAAAACATCAACGGGGTGTTTAAAACTGTAATATGGGATCGGGCATTCTTGACCAATGATGACCTACAGCAATACTTCAGAGAATTTATTGCCGACAACAGTCGATTTCCTGTTATAAGCACTGTCAGTCAGACTCAGGAAGTCAATCATTGCTGGGCAGGAACTCCGTCTATTGTGGACACCTGGCTGTTGGACGGTGTGTACAACTACCAGCTGGGGTCAATTGGCATGTTTGATCGCACACATGTACATTGCAGTTCCAACTGGGTACAGCATCGGTTGGTTGATCAAAAAGACATCATTCTACTGCACATTGGGTAATATGTGTTTAAGAGAACCTTGATTCTCTAACAAAATAGGTTGTGCAGTATTGGCAGCAAGTTCGTTGATAAAGCTCTGAGTCTTGTTCAATGCCCAAGCCCGAGTTTTAAAAAACATCAGATAGTCCATGACAAATGCATTGCTGGTCCACAAATAGGATCCCAATGCAGATTGATTGGTTATCTCTAGTATTTTTGCAGTGGCATCAGCGTCCATAAGGTCAAGGTGTACAAATGTGTGTGTCATGCCACAATACTTGATCCATCTTGCGCAAAAATCAGCTCTTGTCAATCCGGCATTGTTCAAGAACCAATCTATGTTGTCAGCGATTGACTGATGACTGTGATACATAGGACCATAGTCTGGATGAGCTGATTGAAATTTATGCCAGACACTTTCAAACACATCAAAATCACCGTTCCACTCTGCCAACAGATACTGTTGCCACTCTATTGCCGCTCGGCTGATATCAAATAGATACACACTGGTGTTGGCAACAAAATTATCATTGCCAGTTATACAAGCAGGCTTGAGTCCGCCACATACCCCAACAAAACAATCAAGCGGCTGACGTTTCATCTCTTGCGGATCAATCAATGTTTCGGTGTTCAACACATAATAACCAGTGTCTAAGTTTTTGGTAATTTGCCGCATGGCAAATCCAAACCACCACAATGCTTCGTCCTGGGGCTCGTGATTTTTATCAGCAATCAGTTTTACAATATCGTCATGTCCATGATCAGGATAGCAATAATTTTTCTTCTGTCTGATTTCATTGGGAATATTAGTTATGCGGTGCCCAGCACGGATAAACTCAGCAATAACATTGATGCCGGTGTATTGATAATCGCTAGTGTATTCTACCAACTCTTCTGACTCGGGTGCTACCCACCAAGGAGTATAATCATTGTGTGCATTATTGGTGTCACGACGTGTTTTACGTGTGGTAAACGTGACCGGGCCAGACTGTTCTTCGAATGCAGGTTGACCAACTGCCGTCCATGCCCGTAAATCAAGTGCAAACCATTGTGGGTGTAAATGATAGTAGCCGCCACGATCCAATATGTGACAGGCCATTGGTGCATTTTCTAATTTAGCATGTTCGATTGTGTCAATTACCAATGTCTGATTTTGCAAGAAGTTTCCAGCGGCAACTACGCCGGCCCATTCGTACCCTTGCTCGGCCAGTTTTTTTAATTCTTCCGTGAGTATTTTTGTTTGATATAGATTAAACTGATATCGCCCGCACAGTTTAAACTCAGTCAAGTCAATTAAGTTTTGCGCAATATCAACACATTCAGGTTTTAAATTGTCGTACAGTACTACTGCAATGTTTGGAAAATCTTTATTCATGATTAATTAATAAGTTGGTACCCAGTGATCTGGATGTTTGGAGTGTTTCTCATGTACTCAAGTTTGGACAGATTGTCAATTCTACCCGGGATACAAAATCCAGTATGGTCTATTATTTTTTCTAAACTGTATCCTAACATTGTTAGATCAGGTTGATTTGCATAGTACCACTCAGTGAGTGCGGCATCCACATCATCGGGCCACGGCGATGGCCCCCAGTTGGTACCATTGAAATTGTTGAGATGTAATTTCCAATTAAGGCTGATACGATCAATCATTTTACAAGTTTGTTGTAGCATAGAATTATCATTGTGCATCATGCAAAAGAATGGTTCTTTACCTACATACGGGTAATCTAACTGTACTTCGCCCGGTTTGATTACTCTGGCAAATTTTACAAGCTCGGGCATTTGATTGTCTGTTGGGCCATTGATAAAATAACTAATGTTAGCGAACGACCGTCCTGTAAAATTGTAATCAAGAGGGGCTTCAGTGGTTTCTAAACTGTGCAGGCAACAATGTAGCTCGTCAACTAATTTTATTTGTTCTTTATCAAGTCCAGCATACTTGTTAATTCCTGCTGTTACTTCTAAATCTTTATGCATTGAATTAAAATGCAACTGGTTAGACTCGTAATGTTCCGGACCGGCTTGAATATTGTACATAGACCAGTCTACTGCATTGGTGTCACGTGCTTCTTCGATTAATTTTATAAAATAGTTAATTGTGTATTTGGTAAAATCTGTAACAACAGGCACTGCACGAACCGGATCTTGTTTGGTAATTTCCACATGCTGATTAAAGAACTGTTCACCAATTGGGGTATTGTAAATATCAATGTTAAAATCAATTGCTTGGTTTATTTCTACATATATTTTTGGCATGCAGATATTTATTTGGTAATCTTGAGCCAAACAATATTTGACTTTGCGCTAGAACAAGTATATAATAGAAAACAAGGAGCATTTTATGTCACAACCCAAATCATTCAACGGCGATCAAAAGATCAAACTCGTTCAAATCATCAACGAGGGCATGCAGGTCATGCACGAGATTGACACACTTCAGGGTGGTCTTAACGACACCATCAAAGCCATTGCTGAGGAACTAGAAGTCAAGCCTGCCATTTTAAAGAAGGCTATTAAATTGGCACACAAAGCTGAATTTGGCAAAGAAAAACAAGACCACGAAACACTGGAAACAATTCTTGAGACTGTTGGCAAAACTCTATAAGTACTGTTTTACAACAGCGAGTCGTTCCCGTAAGGAACATGAATCACGGCTTACCGGCCACAAACGGAGACTATGAGTTATATTGACGCACTATTTGATCGTGAACACGATCGCATTCACGTTGTAGAACGCCGAGACGGCGTGAGGAAATACCAAGAGTATCCTGCCAACTACATCTTCTATTACGACGATGCCAGAGGCAAGTTCCAAAGTATCTATGGAACACCTGTCAGTCGCTTCAGCACACGCAACAACAAAGAGTTCCGCAAGGAAGTTCGCATGCACTCCAGCAAGCAATTGTATGAGAGTGATATTAACCCTATCTTTCGTTGCTTAGAAGAAAACTACAAAGACCAAGACGCCCCGGAACTCAATGTTGCATTTTTCGACATTGAGGTAGACTTTGACAAAGAGCGAGGTTTCTCGCCTGTGGATGATCCATTCAACCCCATCACTGCAATCTCAGTCTATCTAAACTGGTTGGATCAATTGGTTACACTGGCAGTTCCGCCCAAAGGCTTATCGTGGGCAACTGCACAAGATCTTGTGAAGGACTTTGAAAATACCATCTTGTTTGAACGAGAAGAGGACATGATCAAAACATTCCTGGACTTGATCGAAGATGCAGACGTGCTGAGTGGCTGGAACTCAGAGGGATATGATATCCCTTACACTGTGAATCGTTGCACTCGTGTGCTGAGCAAAGACGACACACGCAAGTTCTGTCTGTGGGGACAACTGCCCAAGATGCGTATGTTTGAACGCTTTGGCAGTGAAAGCCAAACATATGACTTGATTGGTCGTGTACATATGGACTATATGCAACTGTATCGCAAGTACACATATGAAGAACGCCATAGCTATAGCCTGGATGCTATTGGTGAGTATGAACTCAATGAGCGTAAGACCCAGTTTGAAGGCACGTTGGATGCTTTGTACAACCAACACTTTAAAAAGTTTATTGAATACAACAGACAAGATACGCTGTTGTTGCATAAACTGGATCGCAAACTACAGTTTTTATCATTGGCAAGCGAACTGGCACACGCCAATACTGTGCTACTACAAACCACAATGGGTGCTGTGGCAGTGACTGAACAGGCCATTATCAATGAAGCACATGAACGTGGAATGGTGGTTCCTAATCGCAAGCAACGTCTCACAGACGACGACACACAGGCGGCGGGTGCGTATGTTGCGTACCCCAAGAAAGGCCTGCATGACTGGATTGGATCTGTCGACATCAACAGTCTGTATCCGTCGGCCATTCGTGCCATGAACATGGGACCGGAGACTGTGGTAGGACAACTGCGTCCCATCATGACTGATCACTACATCAAAGAAAAGATTGCCAAAGGCGCAAGTTTTGCGGCTGCTTGGGAGGGCCTGTTTGGCAGTTTAGAATACACTGCGGTGATGGAACAGCAACGTGGCACAGAGATCACCATTGACTGGCAAGATGGCACAGAAAGCACACACAGTGCCGCAGAGATCTGGACCATCATGTTTGACAGCAATCAGCCTTGGATCATGAGTGCTAATGGTACAATACTTACCTATGAGAAGAAGGGTATCATCCCAGGATTGCTGGAACGTTGGTATTCAGAACGCAAAGAACTGCAGGCCAAAAAGAAAACAGCCAAGGACAAGAAAGAAGAAGCATTCTGGGACAAGCGACAGCTGGTTAAAAAGATTAACTTGAACAGTTTGTATGGTGCTATTTTGAATCCTGGTTGTAGATTCTTTGATCATCGTATTGGACAGAGTACCACACTAACTGGTCGTGCCATTGCCCGGCACATGGATGCACACATCAACGAATGCATCACAGGTGTATATGACCACACAGGTGAAGCCATTATCTATGGTGACACAGACTCCTGCTACTTTACTGCGTGGCCAGTGCTGAAGAAAGAAGTAGCAGAAGGTCGCATGGAGTGGAGCAAGGATATTGCTATTGCCTTGTATGACTCCATTGCCGAGCAAGTTAATGCCAGCTTCCCTGGCTTTATGGAACAGGCATTCCATTGCCCAAGAGAGATGGGTGCATTAATTGCGGCTGGTCGAGAACTGGTGGCAGATCGTGGATTGTTTATCACAAAGAAACGCTATGCTGTGAACATCATTGACTTGGAAGGCAAGCGATTGGATGTGGAAGGCAAGAAGGGCAAGACCAAGGCCATGGGCCTGGACTTGAAGCGTAGTGACACACCCAAGGTAATTCAAGACTTCTTGTTGGAAATTCTAAATAGTACATTGCATGGTGCTGACAGAGATTCCATTGTGGCACGTATCCGAGAATTCAAGTATGAGTTTATGGAACGTCCGGGCTGGGAAAAAGGTTCGCCCAAGCGTGTGAACAACTTGACCAAGTATGGTGCAGAAGAAGCCAGACTTGGCAAAGCCAACATGCCAGGGCATGTGCGAGCAGCCATGAACTGGAACAACATGCGGAAAATGAACGGCGACAACTACAGTATGCAAATTGTTGATGGTATGAAAACTATTGTGTGTAAACTTAAAAGCAATGCTCTTGGGTGGACGTCAATTGGTTATCCCACAGATGAACAACGCTTGCCTGCTTGGTTCACAGAACTGCCATTTGATGACGGATTGATGGAGGCAACTGTGGTGGATCAAAAAATTGACAACTTGTTGGGTGTGCTGGACTGGGACTTGGCAAGTGCCACCAACACAGAGAATACATTCCAAACTTTATTTGAATGGTGATCTATGAAACTTAGTGAATTAGTTGCATACCGCAATCATTTGTCAGGGTTTGATGTTAACACCATCCAATATACTGCACGGCATAAGCTAGAAGAAATTGTGTATAATGTACAGAACAGTGTGATACAGCCACGTGCATTTACACAAACTCTGCAGGAAGATCAAACTCGTGTAATAACTGCTTTTGATTATTTTAGTTCTACACTGGTTGAATTAATAAGCGAACTAGACAGCATGATTGAGACGGCTGAAAAAACACAGTATGCCGAAAGCACCAGGTTATACAATGAAGCGGTAGCACGGTATGGTCGACTTGACGAGCCTACTAATAAAAAGGTCAATCAACAAATTCTAGATCGTCGCATGCCAATGACTGCAGACGTTCAGCAAATGATTTCTAACCGCATTAAGAGTTATGTTGATTGGAAATACCCTGGATTAATTATACGCCCCGGAGTTGAAACATTTATAAGTGACTTGGTAGCACTGGATCCTCTATACCTTGTTGACTACAGCACAGAACTATTGCAGCCAGCATTGAGTACTTTTCCAGAAGAGTACCAACGCCGACTGCGAGTGTACGAACAAGATCCATGTTCAACCAACGTGCTAGACACACTGCCAGATAACCAATTTGGCATGTGTCTTGCATTTAACTTTTTTGAGTTTACCACACTCGAAGTGGTGGAGCAATACTTACGAAACATCTTTAATAAACTACGCCCAGGTGGTATATTGGCAATGACATTCAACGACTGCGACCGAGCACATTGTGTTGCGTTGGTTGAAAAGAATTTCTGTTTCTATACTCCGGGAAACCGAGTAAAAGCAATTGCAAAATCAATTGGATACCGACAAATGTTCAGTTGGACAGACATGGGCAATCTAACCTGGCTAGAACTGCGTAAACCTGGCGAGCTTGAAAGCATCCGTGGTGGACAGACTTTGGCAAAAATAGTTAACAAATAACTTGCAAAATCTAAATAAACCATATACAATACACAATAGGAGAATTAAACATGAGAGATCATTTATTAGACTTAGTTGAACACACACTTGATTTGGGTGTAATCGATTTGGTAAAAATTACAGGCACCGAGGAAGACACAGTTATTTCCGGTCTAGCAGAAGACAGGTCTGTGGTAGTTGAGGGCAAGTTTGCCAATCCAGTTCCAGACTTCGTTGGCAACTTCGGTATGCCTAACTTGAGCAAACTAAAAATCTTGTTGAACTTGCAAGAGTATCGTGAGGATGCCAAACTCAGTATCACACGGCGTGGCACTGGCGAGCCTGACGGCATCAACTTTGAAAACAAGTTGGGTGACTTTAAAAACAGTTATCGCTTTATGGCCAGTGAGATTGTGAATGAGAAACTTAAAACTGTCAAGTTCAAAGGTGTCAACTGGCACATTGAGTTTGAGCCAACCAATGCCAGCGTCATGCGTTTAAAAATGCAGGCACAGGCCAACAGTGAAGAAACAAACTTCCAAGCAAAAACAGAAAATGGCAATTTAATGTTTTTCTTTGGTGACCATTCAACACACGCAGGCAACTTTGTGTTCCACCCAGGCATCACTGGTCAATTGAAACGTGCGTGGTCATGGCCCATCAAGACATTTATTTCTATCATGGATTTAACAGGCGACAAAGTTGTCAAGATCAGCGATGATGGTGCCGCAATGATCACAGTCGACTCTGGTCTTGCTGTTTACAACTACATCTTACCAGCACAGAGCAAGTAATGGGTAATCCTCTTCTTTCTCTTGGTTGGAAAATTACCGATTGGAACGGCCGGGGTAAAGGGATACATCATCTTGGAGTCAATAATAAAAATTACATATATATAAACATTCCAAAAAATGCTAGTACTTGGATGAAAGACAAATTTAATGGAAATAATATTAATTATATTAAAGATCCCATTGATGATGCTACGTATGTGGTTGTGCTTAAAGATCCGATAGACCGATGGATCTCAGGTGCGGCGCAGGCCTTTGTTGGCTGCTCTCCGGAGAATCCTCATTTTTTTCTAAATATAGGATTCAATGATATATTTGATCATATAGTGTTTGACGAGCACACGGCACCACAAACCATGTTTTTAGACAATATAGATCATGCACGAACTGTATGGTTTAATTGTGATAATTTTTTGTCCGAAACATGGAATCACTGGGCGGTTGATAAAATCGTTCCTAGGAAACAATCAAAATGGCATACAGATATTTATAATCCATACAATATATCTGCATTAGGAAAAGCTAACCAATTTCCAGGGTGGTATGATAAATCTAAAACAGTTGTTGGCTGGACGCAACAACAAATAAAAGATATGCTTACCGAACATCTAAATACCTGTCCAACACATATGGTCCAACTCAAAGAATACTATAAAATAGATTACGATCTAATAGAGTCAGTGAAATTTTATGACGCAAGATAACTTAACTGCCAAGCAGAATGACTATGCTGTGTTCTTGCCTGCCATTTCAGGATTCTATGCCACGTTCATAGGCAAGCAACGTGATCCGGTAAACGGACCTTACATAGAGCCTGCACGTATGCCACAGGGCATGCCGGACATGGAGCAGATGAATTGGCTCAACAGTCAAACGGGTCTGTTTCCATACCGGTGGAGCCTGTATTCCGGTGGTCATGCTAATCTGGATTTGACCAAGCAGGACTGGTCAGAGGACATGGTTCGTAATCGCGAACCTGGAACTGTAATATTAGGCGACTCAGGCGGATTCCAGATTGCCAAGGGCCTGTGGGAAGGCGACTGGAAAGCCAACTCAGGCTGTGCCAAGGCACAGAAGAAGCGTGACGCTGTGCTAAAGTGGTTGGACGGTGTTTCTGATTATGGTATGATCTTGGATATTCCAACCTGGGTTATTCACGACAAAAAAGCATCTGCGGCTTGTCAAATTACCACACTGCAAGAAGCAGTTGACGCTACCAAGTTCAACAACGATTACTTTATGAAGCATCGTAAAGGTGTCAAGAACGGTGGTGCCAAGTTCTTGAACGTGTTGCAAGGTGCCAATCATGCTGATGCAGATCGTTGGTACGACATGATGAAAGAGTACTGTGATCCTGCAAAATACCCCGACACACACTTTAATGGATGGTCAATGGGCGGTCAGAACATGTGCGATGTGCACCTGGTGCTACGACGTTTAGTAGCACTGCGTCATGATAACCTGCTACAGCCGGGCGTTCATGATTGGATGCACTTCTTGGGCACAAGCAAGTTGGAATGGGCTGTGTTACTCACCGTGATTCAAAGGGCAGTTCGTAAGTATGTGAATCCACAATTTACTATTTCCTTTGATTGTGCCAGCCCATTCCTTGCCACAGCCAATGGACAAGTGTACCACGAGATTGTGTTGCCACACAACGGCAAGTGGAGTTACAGAATGAATCCTATTGTGGATGACAAGAAATATGCCGCAGACACACGCCCGTTTAGTCAAGGCGTTGTGGCAGATGGATTGGTTGATACATTTGAAGACAGTCCTATCAGTCGGCATTTACAAATGAAAGATATTTGCTATTACAAGCCGGGTGACCTAAATAAGATTGGTAAAGAAGGCAAGACCAGTTGGGACAGTTTCTCGTATGCGTTGCTTATGGGCCATAATGTTTGGTTACACTTAGAGTCAGTGCAACGAGCCAATCGTGAGTTTGATGCTGGCAATAGGCCCCGGATGATGTGGGACACCTGCGGTGACCATACCAAGTTTGAGGACATTGTAGAAGCAATCTTTGCCACGCCTGATCGTGCCGAAGCAGAAGCCATTATTGAATCCTACGATCGTTATTGGATGGACATTGTGGGCACACGTGGGTTCAAAGGCAAAAAGGCCAAGAACGCACACACGCAATTCAACAGCCTGTTCGAAACTGTTGACACAGATACCGAAGATAGTGTACAATCAGATGAAGAGGAATTGTCTGTGGACAATTTGGATAAACTTGAACAGGAACAATCTAAATGAATCGAGAAGGCCACGAAAATGTTAAGTTTTTCACAGGCACAGAAGTAGAACACACTCCGGCCTATGGCAAGAAAACATTGTTTGTAGTGGGGTTACAGCCAGTCAGTGAAATTCAAGATTGGTTAGATGACTTTGCTTTGCATGAAGACGCCGCACAGCACATTGAACACATTTACTTTGGTGCCAATCAGAGTTTTCCTTCCAGCATACAAACCAATGATTCTGTGTTTTGGTCGCCCTGGGAACAGATGATCCAACATTTTTTAAACAAAGGACATCTATGCACACTAGACATTGATGTCAAGTGTGTTGAGGGATTGCTTGAAGGTGGGTTTTGTGAGCACAATAACTTTATTCCAATGATCTCTGTAAAACTTCCTTACATCCGTCAACTTGGATATAACGCCACGCTCAAAATAGACGATCGAGACTTTGCGGCAACCAATCCGGGTGTGTGGTGTCATAGCCTACACACACTACAAAATCGAAACAAATTCACTCCATGGTCTAAATACACAAAGGACAAAACAGTATGACACAAAGAGAACAAGCACTGGTAGAACAATCTATTAGGATTATGAGCCAGGCAGAACGAAAAATCTGGATCACATTCCGTAAAGAAGGCATCCACAAGTACCCGTCTGCCGCAACTGATCCTGCACTGGCCACAGGCGACGAGTATGATGTCAGCTTTCTTGGGGTGCCGCATAGACACATCTTTCATTTCCGTATTTGGATTGATGTGTTTCACAATGATCGTGACATTGAATTTATTCAGTTTAAACGCTGGCTAGAGAATCTCTACGCAGGCGGAACACTGGAATTGAACTTTAAGAGTTGTGAAATGATCAGCGATGATCTGTACTTGCAAATTGCCGCTCGGTATCCTGACCGTGCAGTGTGGATCGAAGTGGCCGAGGATGGCGAGAACGGTGCTTTGATCAAATATGAAATTTCTCGTCCCAATCTTAACATTAAAATTTAAAAGGAACTACCATGGGTAAACAAGCAGTATATTCTAACCCCAAGGCCCAGGCCGCACAGGATGAGCTGGATCACTTTCTAGACTTCTGTCGCGATTATGGATATCGCTTTAACGAAGCAGACTTGTATAACTTTAAGAGTTATGCATGGCAACAATACAACAAGTTTTCACAGGGCAAGAATGCTCGTGACATGTGGGCAGAGGACGCTCGTCGTTTGAATAGAAATATCTAACATGAGATTTGGGATTTGAAACCTACGAAACTTGCGTTGCTTTATAAATACAGCAAAGGAAAGTTATTATGGGCGGAAGAACACACGGCAAGGATACAACAACAGTGTTAGCAGAAATCAAACAATATCATCCAGATTTGCTGTTTGATAAATTTGAATATAAAAACTGCAATATCAAAGTTATTATTGGATGCAAACAACACGGATACTTTGAAAAATATCCAAACGATATGAAAAACGGGAAAGGTGGATGCCCTCAATGCAACAAAAGTTTTCATAAAACGCATGATCATTTTGTTATAGAGGTTGAAACACTTTTCCCACATCTTGAAGTGTGCGAACAATACAAAACTGCCAAAACTAAACTTTTGTTCAAATGCAATACACATAAACACAAGTTTGAAACTATGCCAAATCAACTACTATCCGGTCATGTTCTATGCCCAGAATGCATTGTAGAAAAAAGCATATCTACCAAACTATCAAATAGTAAAAGTGTTATAGATCCAGTTCTCAAAACAGATTACGAAAGATATAGACGGGCAGTTTGGAGATTCTCTAATCGTTCTTACAAAAAATATATGTCTGAACAAATACGAGATAGACATAATCATTTAGATCATGTATTATCAATAGTTGAAGGATTTAGAAATAATGTGCCTCCGGAAGTAATGGGTAGTATTCATAATCTTCAAATGTTAGATGGACAAATGAATAGAAGCAAAAGTTATCGCAGTGAAATCTCTCCTGCAGAACTATTAGAAAGGTGTAATAATGCGTAAGTTATTTTATTGTGGTTTGGAGTCGTATGAAGCAAGATACACTCTACAACTCACAGAGTGGAACCGGCGTGTATTTGATAGACGTGGACTCGATGTAGTTTATGTTCCTGGCACAACCATTGATAACTCGCAAGCAATCTCTGTAGGACAAGTACTAGACGCACATGGTCGCAGTTATTTCAGCATGAGCCAGATGATGAACTTGGTTCAAATGATGCGCAAAGGAGAAGTTACAAGTGAAGATGTTATCTACTTTGAGGACATGTTTCAACCCGGCATTGAGAGTTTACCATATATATTTGATCAAATTCCTGCTGATCAACGTCCCAGGGTATATGTGCGCTGTCTTGCTCAGTCCATTGATCCTGATGATTTCGTACATGTATGGGGTATGGCAAAGTGGATGGGCCTCTACGAACACATGGTTAATGAGTTCGTTACAGGAGTTCTCGCCACAAACGAAGAGATGGTTGCTCATATGCGCATTGCTGGATGGCGTGCTCCTATATACAATATCAGTGGCCTAGCATTTGGCAAAGAAGAAGTACTAGAGCGAATTGGCGGTACTACAAACATTAAGCCCTTCCAAGAGCGCAAACGTCGTGTAGGCTTTGCCGCACGGTTTGACCAAGAGAAGCAACCGGACTTCTACATGGACTTGATTGAAATGTATGGATACATGACCAAAGAACCCTGCGAGTTTGCCATCTTCTCTGGTGGTCCATTGCGCAGTAACAATCCCAAGTATCTTGAACGTGCTAGAATGTACGAACGAGAAGGCAAGTTAAAAATTTATGATAATCTAAGCAAAAATGACTACTATAATCTTGTTAATGATACTCGGGTGCTATTCAATTGTGCTTTACAAGACTGGGTATCTAACACTGTTTCTGAAGCCGATACTCTTGGGTGTAATGTGTTATATCCTGCTTATCGCAGTTTCCCCGAAACATTCTCTAATGACCCTAATAGGCTCTACGTGCCTTGGAGCATAGATGATGCCTATCACAAGATGCAAAATCTATTGCGTGAACCACATCACAACATGGGCTTGATATCAGACTGGAACAACGGCACTATTGATCGGGTGATTGATATTATGACTGGACAAGGCGAGCAATGGAATCGTGCAGGCAATCGCTATCGTGATCACGTTGCACATGAGAAGTACCAAGTGAGAAGAATCGAAGAATGAACACAGTAGTCACAGGCGTTGCTGGATACATTGGTGGACAAGTTGCCTTGCAGTTAAAAGACGCAGGGCATACAGTTGTAGGCATCGATCGCAGACCTTTACAAAAACATCAAAAAGGTCTGCTTGATAGTTTTGTGCTGGCAGACTTTGATAGTGATACTGCATTTAAAAAGTTATTAAACGTACGACCTGATGCTATTGTACACTGTGCAGGAACCAGCTTGGTTGGTCCTAGTATTAAGAATCCAAGTGAATACTACTTTAACAATGTGGCCAAAACACTGGAGTTGATTACTTTCATAACACGAGCCATGCCTCAAACTAGGTTTATCTTTAGTTCCAGTGCGGCCACATACGGTGAACCTGTGATGGTTCCGTGTGACGAAGTTGATCCTACTGAGCCAGTTAGCCCGTATGGCGAAAGTAAACTGATGATTGACATGATGTTGGAATCGTACCATCGAGCATATGGGCTTGACTATGTCTCGTTTCGTTACTTCAACGCCTGTGGTGCAGATCCCCGAGGGCGTCATGGACAAGAGCCCGGTGCCACACACATCATTGCTCGTGTGTTAGAAAGCATTCGCGACAATCAAGAGTTCACACTGTATGGTGACAACTATCCCACACCAGATGGCACTTGCGTTCGAGACTATGTACACGTGGATGATATTGCTCGGGCTCATGTGTTGGCGTTGGATCAAACAATTCTTGCAGGCATTTACAATCTTGGATCGAACATGGGCACCAGCAATCGCGAAATCATTGCGGCTGCTGAACGCATTACCAACAAGACATTAACGGTCACAGTAGGTGAACAACGTGTGGGTGATCCTCCCATGCTGACAGCCAGTGCAGATAAGTTTAATGCTGTGGCCGGTACATGGCAATCGCATAGTTTAGATGATATGATTCAACACGCTTGGGCATGGTATGTTCGATAAAATACTACAGTTTGAAAGAGCACTGGCAGAGTTTACTGGAGCACCTTATGCTGTCATGACTGATTGCTGTACACACGCTATTGAACTGTGTTTACGCTATGATCAAGTTACAGAGTGCAAGTTTACTCCTTACACTTATTTGAGTATTCCAATGACCATGCACAAACTAGGCATCAAGTACGAACTACTGGATCATGAATGGCAACGATGGGTTGGTGAATATCCCATACTCGAAACACGCATTTGGGACAGTGCTCGCAGACTCGAAAAGGACATGTATCGTGAAGGCACCATGCAGTGTTTGAGTTTTGGTCACGGCAAACCCCTGCACATTGGGCGTGGCGGAGCAATCTTGTTGGATGATGTTGTTGCATATGATACTATATTGGCACAACGATATGATGGCAGAGATTTGACCATATCGCCGTGGGAAACACAACAAGTG